CATGCTGGCGGTCAACCGGGCAGAACGCGTCCTTCAGCGCTTGGAGAAGCTGGCCGACAACGCCACCGCTGAGAGCGTCAAGGTCAGGGCCAATGAGCTGCTGGGCAAGACCGCTGGCCTGTTCACTGAGCAGATCGAGATCGAGGACAAGACAGATCGCAGCACGGCTGACATCGAGCGGTCCATCGCTGAGAAGCTGGCAAGGCTGGGGCTGACAGGGTAGCCGGGGAAAAGACCCCCCCCTGCCCCCTCATCGCTGTGCGCTGCGTACAGTGGCCGCTACAGCGCGATGCATGCTGTCAGGTAGGGTGACCTAGGCCAGACCATAGATGGCGCTCTGGCGGCTCTCCTATCGAGCGCACGGCCCATCGATGGTGGCCATGGTGGCCTGATGGCGCATTGCACATGGTGTGACGGCCCTGTCGGGCGCACTGCAGCACTGCATGAGCGGTGCGGTGCAGGGCGTGGCGGCTGTCAGTGGTGGGTCATGGGGCGGGCGCAAGAGGGAACGGACCACCCGTGGACCCCACCTACCCCCAACCCCCCGCTGATCGACGGCGGCCCGGCTGGCTACATACATGATGTTCACCTCAACCACAGACCAGTACACTTTCACACCCCCTCCCCCCATTTTTCCCACAATAACAAGCACTTAACCATAAAGGGTACCCCATGTTGTTGATTTTATTGTGTTTTTTCACCCCCACCCCCCTATATTTTCACCAAAATGTCCTAAAAACGACATGTGTCTCCGAAAACACGGGGGTTAGACCCTGAATCCTAGTGATTTATGTCGCTTTTAGACTATGCTTCCCCATCGTGGGATGTGGAAGCCAGCGATAATCCTGACGTGTGTGTTAGTGCTTGGAATTTATCAGCTCACAAAAGACCACGGGTGCCCCGTGCTCATTTGCTCCCTGACAATTTCCAACCCAGCCCATGTGACAGAGGGCATTTCTTAGTGTAGGGTGCCTGTATCAGGGACCCTATTGGAGATTTATCATGGGAGCTGGAGCAGGACAGACGGGAGGGGGCATGCAGCAGATGCCTCAGCAGATGGCGATGCAGCAGGCGATGCCTCAGGGTATGCCATCACAGATGGGTATTGGTGCCCTTGCAGCGCAACGTCAGCAGGGTGGTCAGGCAGACCCTCGCTTGATGGCAATGATGCAGGCACTGGGCGGTAATCGTCCTCAGCCAGCTCAACAGACTGGTGGCATGCCAGCAGGTGGTTTCTCGCAGGCGGAGATGCAGTACCAACAGTCCTTAATGCCTCCCGGTATGGCTGCTCCGGGTGGAGCGCAGATTAGCGCTATGAACTTCACCCCGCGACCTGCCACAACGGGTCTGGACGGCATGCCCATACAAAGGGCGAATGATCCTCAGATGCTTGCACAAATGCAGGCTATGCAGCAGCAGATGGCACCGGGTGGTATGGCTTCTCAGATTAATCGCGGCACTAGTCAGCCTGATCCTCAGATGCTCGCAGCAATGCAGGCATTCCAGCAGCAGGGTGGTCAGGGCAGTATGCCTCCGGCTGGTATGGACCCGAGGATGGCTGCAATGCAGGCTATGAACCAGCAGGCTGGTCAGGGCGGCCAGAACATGCAAAGCCAGCTGCAGGCCATGGGCCTCGATGGCCCACGCTCCCCAGAGCAGGAAATGCAGTACCAGCAATTCATGCAGCAGCAGCCGCAGATGACCCCAATGGGCCCGATGACCCAGCAACAGATTGCCTCGATGACGCCCGCCATGCGGCAGCAGATGACCGATATGCAGAATCGGACCGACATGCAGCGGCGCTTGGCATCAGGGGACTTCCCGGGAGCTCAGGGCGGTATGCCCGCTCAACGTCCGATGCCGGTTGGTGCTGGGGGCAAGGGTGCCGGTATGGACCCTCGCATGATCAACCCTCCGCGCCCGGGACTGCCAAGCACCATGACCAATAATCGGCGTCCGATGACGCAAAGCCAACGCACTCAGGCGGCTAATCCTCTCTTCGCACAGATGATGCGCGGTGGATCACGCTGACCCTTAGTGTCTATACTGTACGGATACCCCTTGTATGGGGTATCCTTCTATACGTTTAAGAGTCTTCTACCGGATGTATGAGTCTACCGGATGTATATATAATATATATATACTACACTAAGACTCTATGAACTACTGTGTACACCGTGTACATGGTGTACATACAGCGGCACCCATAGTCACGGGGAGGTGACTTTAAGTTTGGTTGTTCTGGCGTGGCAGTCGGTCTGCTCCTCCTCACGTCAGAGCATGGGCAGGGTTCGTCTAGGCTGTTCTCCCCAGCGCCAAGGCTGAGCCCTGCCCGCATATCGAGGCACCATGGGAAAGTACGACCACATCCTTGCCAAAATCTCCCAACTCCCCCTCTCGGAGCAGGAAGAACTCCTTCGTGACCTCGAGGAGCTGGAGAGCAAGAAGAAGATCGAAGAAGCGCAATTGAACTTTTTGCCCTTCGTAGAGCAGATGTGGCCAGCCTTCATTGCTGGCAGGCACCACAAGATCATGGCGGATGCCTTCGAGCGCATTGCCAGTGGCACCCTCAAGCGCCTCATCATCAACATGCCGCCTCGACACACCAAGTCGGAGTTTGCGTCCTATCTCTTCCCGGCATGGTTCATGGGGAGGTTTCCTCACAAGAAGGTGATCCAGACCGCCCACACCGCGGAGCTTGCAGTGGGCTTCGGTCGCAAGGTCAAGAACCTCATCGATGGCGGCGAGTATCAGGCAGTGTTCCCAGCCACAAAGCTGGCAGCCGACTCCAAGGCATCCGGTCGATGGGCAACCTCCAAGATGGGGGAGTACTTCGCTATCGGTGTCGGTGGTGCCGTCACCGGTAAGGGTGCTGACGTCCTCGTGATCGACGACCCTCACTCGGAACAGGAGGCAACCATGGCTGCCTTCAACCCGGAAATCTATGACAAGGTCTACGAGTGGTACACCTCTGGTCCTCGTCAGCGTCTGCAGCCCGGTGGTGCCATCATCATCGTTATGACGCGGTGGGCAAAGCGAGACCTAACAGGGCAGATCATCAAGCGCTCCACTGAACGTCAGGGCGTCGATGATTGGGAAGTCATCGAGTTCCCCGCCATCATGCCGTCCGGTCTGCCACTGTGGCCTGAGTTCTGGTCCCTCAGCGAGCTTGAGGCGATCAAGGCCGAAATCCACGTCGGCAAGTGGAACGCCCAGTACATGCAAAACCCCACCTCCGAGGAGGGGGCACTCATCAAGCGTGAGTGGTGGCAGGAGTGGACCAAGGAGGACCCACCTCCGTGCGAGGCAATCATCCAATCATGGGACACCGCGTTCCTCAAGACACAGCGCTCCGACTACTCGGCATGCACCACATGGGGCATTTTCTACAGGACCGACAGCACTGGCGCTCAAATTCCAAACGTCATCCTGCTAGATGCGTACAAGGAAAAGCTTGAGTTCCCGGAGCTCAAACAGAAGGCTAGAGAGAAGTACTACGAGTACGAGCCCGACCAGCTGGTGGTGGAAAAGAAGGCATCAGGTGCCCCTCTGATCTTCGAGCTGAGGCAGATGGGTCTTCCAGTGACAGAGTTCGTGCCGAGCCGCGGCAACGACAAGATCGCCCGTGTGAACGCTGTCTCTGATCTTTTCTCATCGGGCTCCGTGTGGTACCCCCCAACAAGGTGGGCTGAAGAGGTCATCGAGGAGTGCGCGTCATTCCCGTCAGGCGACCATGACGACTTCGTCGATAGCACCACTCAGGCACTCATACGCTTCAGGCAGGGCGGTTGGATCAGGGTAGACACAGATGACTGGGATGACGACGACGGGCATCGTGAGCCTGTGGAATACTACTGACAAACCAAAGCACTCAAAGGAAATCCTCGAGGCACACGCCAAGCTTCAGGCCAGATTTGAATCAGCGATGGGCAAGTCTGGAGGTGTACGTGGCAGGGCCGGAAGGGCACTTATCGAGGAAGAAGAGGTTGCAAGGTCAAACTTGCGCGCTTTTGAGCGTGCTCATGGCTTGACACCCGGCACCTAAGTCGTATGGTCTCAGTACGAGGGAGCGCACACGGAACCATCGGTTTTGTATTGGTCGAGGATCAGACTGCGCTACGGCTAATCATCAATCATAGCGCTCCCTCACAACACTTCCTTCTCTCGGTGCTTTTCTGCTATAGTGCCGCAAACCTTGCAGGGGAAACACCATGGCAGTCGATAAGCCTCTCGTCCCGTTTGACATCGAAATCGAGCCGGAAGAGCCGATGGAAGAGATCGACGATATCGAGGAGTTCGATGAGTCCACGTCAACGGTCACGCCGACGGAGGACGGTGGCGTGGTCATTGAGTTTGAGTCCATCTCCGTCGAGCCTGAGTACGAGGAAGTGCCTCACAGCGACAACCTTGCAGAGCTCATCGACGAGGCTGAGCTCGAGTCCATGGGCAGTGAGCTTGTCGGAAACTTCCTGTCTGACCTACGCACCCGCGATGATTGGGCCATGGCCTACGTCAAGGGCCTAGACCTCCTCGGCATGAAGGTTGAAGACCGCACCCAGCCTTGGGAGGGCGCATCTGGCGTGTTCCACCCGATGCTGACCGAGGCTGCGATCCACTTCCAAGCGCAGGCCATGGGTGAGATTTACCCGGCATCAGGCCCTGCCCGTACTAAAATCCTCGGCAAGATGACCACCGAGAAGTTTCAGCAGGCTACTCGCGTCGAGAATGAGCTGAACTATCTTATCACCGAGCGCATGCAGGACTACCGCGAAGAGACGGAGCAGATGCTGTTCCGCCTGTCTCTCGCAGGCAGCGCCTTCAAGAAGGTGCACTATGACCCCGTCCGCAGGGTTCCGAAATCCACGTTCGTCCCGGCAGAAGACTTCGTCGTCCAGTACGGCGTCTCAAACCTGTCCGACTGCGAGCGGTACACGCACGTCATGAGGAAGACCAAGACCGAGATCATGAAGCTGCAAGCGAGCGGCTTCTATCGTGACATTGAGCTTCCGGAGCCCTCCCTCGAGAAGAGTGACATCCAAGAGAAGTACGACACCCTTCAGGGCGTCGAGGACACCAGCAATGGCGACGACCGCTACATGCTCCTCGAGATGCATGTCGAGATGGTCATGCCTGAGGGGTTTAACGACGACGATGACATCGCACGTCCCTACGTCATCACCATCGACAAGTCTTCCCGCACCATCCTGTCGATCCGCAAGAACTGGTACGAGGATGACGATGACAAGCAGAAGCGCATGCACTTCGTGCCGTATTGCTACCTGCCCGGTATGGGGTTCTACGGCATCGGCTTGATCCACCTGATCGGTGGCCTCACCAAGTCAGCCACCTCGATCCTGCGTCAGCTCATTGACGCTGGCACCCTTGCCAACCTTCCGGCTGGCCTCAAGGCTCGCGGTCTTCGCATCAAGGGCGACAATACTCCGCTGCGCCCGGGTGAGTTCCGCGACGTCGATGTGCCGAGCGGTTCTATCCGCGACTCCATCACGTTCCTCCCATACAAAGAACCGTCGGGTGTTCTGTACCAGCTTCTGGCGAATCTCGTCGAAGAGGGTCGCCGTATCGGCTCAGTTGCTGATGTGAAGATCAGCGACATGAACGCTCAGGCACCAGTTGGCACGACCCTTGCGCTGCTCGAACGCAACATGAAGGTCATGTCTGGTGTTCAGGCTCGCGTCCACGCGTCGATGCACAAGGAGCTTCGCCTCATCGCTGGCATCGTCAAGGACTTCATGGATGAGAAGTACGAGTACGATCCGGATGGCGACTTCAATCGCCTGCAGGACTTTGACGACCGAGTCGATGTCATCCCGGTATCTGATCCAAACGCTGCCACCATGGCTCAGCGGGTCATGCAGTACCAAGCTGCGCTGCAGATGGCACAGCAGGCACCACAGCTCTACGACATGGGCAAGCTGCACCGGAACATGCTCGAGGTTCTCGGCATCCAAGATGCCGCCGATATCATCAAGCTTCCGGGCGACATCAAGCCGAAGGACCCCGTCAGCGAGAACATGGCCATGCTAAAGCAGGAGCCCGTAAAGGCGTTCCTGTACCAAGACCACGAGGCCCACATCCAGACACACATGGCTGCGATGCAGGACCCGAAGATTCAGCAGATGGTTGGTCAGTCTCCGTTCGCCTCTGCAATCCAGTCGGCCATGGCGGCGCACATCACCGAGCATGTGGCGATGCAGTACCGCAAGGAGATCGAGAAGCGCCTTGGCGTCGAGTTGCCGCCCGAGGACGCACCGCTCCCAGAAGACGTCGAGGTCGAGCTGTCCCGCCTTGTCGCGATGGCAGCTCAAAAGCTCATGCAGCAGAATCAGGCCGAGGCGCAGCAGGCAGAGGCACAGAAGCAGGCTCAAGACCCCCTCACCCAGATGCAGCAGAAAGAGCTGCAGATCAAAGAGGCTGAGGTCATGGGCAAGCTTGAGATCGAGCGCGACCGCCTTGAGCTTGATTACGCCAAGGCAGAGGGCAACATCGGCGTTCAGCGCGAGCGTATTCGCTCCGAGGACCGCCGAGAGGGTGCACGCATCGGTGTCCGCGTTGCGTCCCAGATCGAAGACGCCAAGCGGCAGGACAAGAACGAGGGCATCCGCCTTGGCATTGATATCGCCAAGCAGCTCACCACCAATTCCGGCGGGGGTCAGTGATGGACGGAGACTTCGTCGAAATCCTCCTGTACCGCACCGGGGAGCAGAAACGTTCAATTGAACTTTTTCTCGCGGGTGGCGGCGCAAAGTCCTACGAGGACTATTGCCGCGCCGTCGGCGAGTACTCCGCCCTGCAGAAGGTGGAGGACGATATCAAGGATGTCGAGAAGAGGTTCCTTGAAACGTGATGTAAAATGATTTAGCGTGTCGTTGTCGGGCTGAGCAGCAGGCTACGGTGGGCCTTAAAACCACTGCTGGAGAAGAAATGTACACCGACAAGACCATAGCTGGCGACGATGTTCGCGCCAAGCTCCCAGACCCAAAGGGCTATCGCATTCTCATTGCGATTCCCGAGGTCAGTCAAAAGACCGAAGGCGGGGTTTTCATCCCCGATGAGCGACGGAGCGCAGAGGAGACTGCGTCCCTGATTGGCTACGTTCTGAAGGTTGGCAGCGAGGCCTATGCCGACGCCAACAGATTCCCCACTGGCCCTTGGTGCAAAGAGGGCGACTTCGTCATCTTCCGTTCCTACTCAGGCACCCGCTTCAAGGTGATGGGCAAGGAGTTCCGTCTCATCAATGACGACACCGTAGAGGCTGTCGTCGAAGACCCACGGGGGTATAGCCGCGCATGAATACTCAAGCAGAACAGATCGAGGACGAGGACGACTTCGAGGTCGAGATCATCGATGACACTCCAGAGCCTGATCGCGACAAGGCGCGACGCCCTGATGGCGCTGAGCCTGACGTCCCGGAGGACGACGAGATCGCCTCCTACTCTGAATCCGTGCAGAAGCGCATCAAGAAGCTGAAGTACGAGTTTCATGAGGAGCGCCGCGCCAAGGAAGAGGCGTCACGGCTCCGTGAGGAGGCGGTCGCCTTTGCTCAGCGTGAGTACGAGGATAAGCTTCGACTCCAGCGCATGCTGCAGGAGGGCGAGGGTGTCCTTGTAAATCAAGCCAAGCAGCGCCTTTCGATGCAGCTCGAGAAGGTAAAGTCTGAGTTTAAGGCTGCCTATGAGCTTGGGGACGCCGATGCGATGTCCGACGCTCAGGCAAAGCTGTCAGAGCTGAAGAACGAGGAGTATCGCATTAACTCCTACCGTCCGCCGCAGCGACAGCAGCCCCAAGCTCAGGCTCCAATCCCACAGCCGCAGAAACCGGCCATCCAGCCGCCAAGCGGCAGGGCTCAGGACTGGGCGCAGAAGAATCCTTGGTTCATGCGTAATGGCGATGAGGACATCACCGCCCTTGCCATGGGCGTTCATGAAAAGCTGGTTCGCTCGGGAGTTGCGCCAGACACGGATCAGTATTATTCTCAGATTGATGGTGCGGTTCGCCGCGCCTTCCCAGAACGGTTTGCCGACGCCTCAGAAGAGGTGAAGCCACAGCGGCGGCAGGCTGGCAACGTGGTGGCCTCAGCCGGACGTACATCCGGCCAAACACCACGCAAGGTGGCGCTCACCTCCACTCAGGTCGCACTCGCCAAGCGACTTGGGCTGAGCCCTCAACAATACGCGGCGCAACTCTTGAAGGATGCATCCAATGTCTGAACGTACCCCCAGAGCGCTCACAACTCGTGAAGGCGGAGAACGTCGCAAAGGATGGCAACGCCAATCTCTCCTCCCGACCCCCGAGCCCCGTGACGGCCTTAAATTCCGTTGGGTTCGCACCTCCACACTGGGCAACGAGGACAACAAGAACGTCTCTAGCCGCTTCCGTGAGGGCTACACCCCTTGCTTGGCAAAGGACTTCCCCGAGCTGCACATCATGTCTGACCACAACTCTCGGTTCCCTGAAAACCTAGAGGTCGGCGGACTTCTCCTGTGCAGTATCCCCGTAGAGCTCGCAGAGGAGCGTACTGACGGTCAACTAGATCAGGCCAAGGCCCAGATGGATGCCGTCGATAACAGCTACCTCCGTGAGAGCGATCCCCGAATGCCGGTGCTTCGGCCCGAGCGTTCAACCAAAACCACATTCGGCAGGGGCTAACCCCCTCCGATCACTGAAGGAGAGAACCAATGGGTTCCGTTAATGCACCCTTCGGTCTGCGTGTGACTGGCCGTCTCGACAATGGCTCGCTGGAGGTTTTCCGCCAGTACCCCATCGCCTCGGGACTCGCCGTCAACATCGCCGCCGGAGACATCGTCAACCTCGTTGACAATGGCACCTCGACCACGATCACCAAGCAGACCGCTACCGGCGACACTTCGACCGATATCGCGATGCTCGGCGTGTTTGCTGGCTGCTCGTACACCGACCCCTCGACTGGCCAGATCACGTTCTCGAACATGTGGCCGACCGGGACCGTTGCATCGGACGCTCTGGCGTTCGTCGTTGACGATCCGCAGGCGCTGTACGTCGTGCAGGCTGACGAGGCTATCACCAACTCGCTGGACATCTACGGCAAGAACGCCGCGATTGTTCAGGGTGCGGTGAGCACCACGTTCAAAGCCTCGCGAGTCGCACTCGATGCGTCCACCATCGGCACCGATGCCAACCTCCCGCTGCGAATCATCGACTACGTCGGTGGCCCCCGCGGCGACGAAGCTGGCACCTCGTACCCGCTGCTGGTCGTCAAACTCAACTACACGCAGCTCACCGCTGCTGTTGGCGTCTAAGGAGGGCTGACACATGGCTATTTCACGCGCACAGGCCCTTAAAGAACTTCTGCCGGGGCTTAATGCCCTCTTCGGTCTGGAGTACGGCAAGTACGAAAACGAGCATGCCGAGGTTTACGAGACTGAAACCTCGGAGCGTTCGTTCGAAGAAGAAGTGAAGCTGTCGGGCTTCGGGGCTGCCCCCGTCAAGCCGGAAGGCTCCGCGATCACCTACGACAACGCACAGGAATCGTTCACTGCTCGTTACAATCACGAGACGGTGGGCATGGGCTTCTCGATCACCGAAGAAGCTATGGAAGATAACCTGTACGACTCGCTCTCGGCTCGTTACACCAAAGCGCTGGCTCGCGCTATGGCGTACACCAAGCAAGTGAAGGCTGCTTCGCTGCTGAACACGGGCTTCACCACGTTCCAGTCGGGCGACGGTGTGACCCTGTTCAACACGGCGCACCCGACCGTTGCTGGCGGCACCAACTCCAACCGCCCGTCGACTGACGTTGACCTGAACGAGACTGCCCTCGAGCAGGCTGTGATCGACATCGCTGCGTTCAAAGATGAACGTGGACTGTTGATCGCAGCTCGCCCGCGCAAGCTGATCGTTCCGCCGGGTTTGATGTTCATTGCTACTCGCTTGCTGGAGACTGAGCTCCGCGTCGGCACCGCCGACAACGACCTCAACGCCCTCAAGTCGAATGGCTCGATCCCGCAAGGCTACCGTGTGAACCACTACCTCACGGACGCTGACGCTTGGTACATCACCACTGACATCCCGAATGGCATGAAGCACTTCGTGCGTACCGCGATGTCCACCTCGATGGACGGCGACTTCGACACTGGCAACGTCCGCTACAAGGCCCGCGAGCGCTACTCGTTCGGCGTGTCGGACCCGCTGGGCATGTATGGCTGCCCGGGCGCTTAATCGCACGGACACCGTTGTGGAGGGGGCGGCTTCGGCTGCCCCCTTTGCTTTTAAAAGTTCATTGGAACTTTTCGACCCATGATGTACACTGGGCGCAGGGTAACATCAGCCACGCAGACAGGACGCCCAACCTGACGATGCACAGACTGCGCGGCGAATCCTTGTGCAAGGGGTACTGCCATGGCTTCAACAACCTTCTCCGGTCCCGTGACCTCGACCAACGGCTTCGTTGGCTCAGTCACCGGGAACATCACCGGAAACATCACCGGAAACGTCACCGGCAACGTCGCAGGCAACGTCACCGGCAACGTCGCAGGCGACGTGACCGTCACCAGCTTCGTGAAGCTCACCGCCATTGCGACGGCTGCTCTGCCTGCCGCTGCCGCTGGCAACGCTGGTCAGGTTCGCCTCATCAACGACAACGGTGCTGGCAACAACGAGTTTTGCCTTGTCATCTCGACTGGCTCTGCTTGGGTCACTGCTGTCGGCGCAGCACTCAGCTAATAGGAGCACAGCATCATGGCTGGGACAGAGGTACGCAGTGGCCACCTGCACAGCAGTGGCTTCATCTTCAAGAACAGGGCCCGCGTTAAGGCGCTCGACGTTGTCGGCGGGAGCGAGGGTGGTCTGCTTGAGGTCTGGGACACTGACGTCGTGCCAGTGGCTGCCACCTATGGGCGCAGCGGCGACACCGTGACCGTGACCAAGAGCTCCCATGGGCTTAAAACTGGTGACATCGTTGGCATTTCTTATGAAGAAGCCAGCGGTGTCATCGCAACCCCGGGAAACTATCCGATCACCGTCACTGGTACGGGCACATTCACCATCACGGACATCAACAGTGGGACCATCGCCACGAGCACTGTCTGCCGGTACGTCCGCAGCACCAAAAATGGAAACAACGCAGGGTGGCTTGCCACATACCACACCTCTGCGTCGGATATCTTCTTCAACGGGTTCTCCATCCCCGGGGACGGCATGATGGCGAACATCGGTATTTACGTCTACGCCGATGGTCTGAGCTCCATTAACATCTACTACGGGTGATGATGAGATGGCCAAGTCGCCAGCATGGACCCGCAAGGAAGGTAAGAACCCGAAAGGCGGGCTAAATGCCAAGGGCCGAGCCAGCTACAACAAGGCCAATCCCGGGAAACCGGGGTTGAAAGCCCCGCAGCCAGAGGGCGGCGCTCGCAGAGATAGCTTCTGCGCCCGCATGAAGGGCATGAAGAAGAAGCTCACGTCGGCCAAGACGGCCAATGACCCCAACAGCAGGATCAATAAAAGCCTGCGAGCATGGAAGTGCTAGGAGAACATCATGAAGGGCAAGACCGGACGCACCGCGACCACCGTCAACAAGGCTCCATCAAAGCCTAAGAAGACGTACACGACCTCTGCCGGGGCCCAGCAGTACGTGCGCGGCAGCACCTCTGGTGAGCGTCGAGACAATCTGAACAAAGCGCAGAAGTCTGCGATTAACAAACCGGGGTCCGACTCCGCTCTGACGAACAATCTGGCTGCAGCCGGGTGGGCACAGGAGTCTCGCCTGATCAAGAATATTGTTGGCCCCAAAGAGGCGAAGACTAGCAGCACCGTGAAGATGTATGACAGCATGGAGCGTGATCGCATGGCCCGCGCCAAGAAGAAGTGAGCGCACCATGCCACTGAACGCTAAGGGCAAGAAGATCAAGGCCGCGATGGCCAAACAGTATGGCAAGGAGGCAGGTGCTCGCGTCTTCTATGCCGCTGAAAACAAGGGCACCATTAAGGGTGTGAAAAAGGAGAAGAAGAAATGATGGGACGTATGGATATGGGCAAGCAGGTCGCGACAGCTCCGGTATCTCGCGCCGCTGGCATGCCCGGTGCAGAGCGCCGCATGGCAATGCAGGCCATGGCCAAGCCTGTTGTCCGCATGGGCAAGGGCGGCAAGGTTGGCCGAGGTGACGGCTGCTGCATGAAGGGCAAGACCAAAGGGAAGATGTACTGATGGCAAAGAAGCCCACGAAGGAGGAAGCTCCGGTTTTCACCCCGTGCAATCAGTGCGGCAACCCGGGTGACTGCGCCCGCGCAGCCAAGTGCTCGAAGGGGTTCAAGTAGCCATGGGTCGCACCAACGAGAAGCTGTGGGAGCAGTCCAAGGCGCAAGCCAAGGCCAAGATGGGTGGAAAGCACTCAGCTCGCGCAATGCAGCTCGCTGGTAAAATCTACAAAGAGAAGGGCGGCGGTTACTCTGGCGAGAAGACTGCCGCTCAGAAGTCCTTGTCGAAGTGGGGCAAGGAGGACTGGGGCACAAAGAGCGGCAAGCCGTCCGGCGAGACTGGAGAGCGGTATCTGCCCAAAAAGGCCCGTGACGCCCTGAGCCCTTCGGAGTATGCTGCCACCACCCGAGCCAAGCGCGAGGGGACCGCCAAGGGCAAACAGTTCGTGGCACAGCCAAAACGCATCGCGAAGAAGACCGCGAAATTCAGGGACTAAACCATGCCTGTCATCGTACCTGATCTGCCGGAACTCTTTGAGGAAGCCTTCGAGAGGGCTGGCCTCGAGATGAAATCAGGGTACGACCTGAAGACCGCACGTCGCAGCCTCAATATCATGACGCTGGAGTGGGCCAACCGCGGCCTCAACCTCTTCACCATTGAGTCAGGGACGCAGGTTCTGACGCCCGGTACGGCAACGTATACCATGCCGACGGGCACCATTGACCTGATCGAGCATCAGCTCCGCACCGGAACCGGAGCCAACCAGACCGACACGTTCCTAGAGCGCATCTCCGTATCGACCTATGCCCAGCAGACCAACAAGCTGATCACTGGCAGGCCGACTCAAATCTTTGTGCAGCGCCTCTCCACGTCCACGCAGGTGACGCTGTGGCCACTGCCTGACGCGACCATGCCGTACACGCTGTTCTACTACCGCCTGAAGGGCATCGACGGTCTTGCTTCTGGTATCGGTTCAGACACGACGATGGTGCCTCCACGCTTCGTCCCTGCGCTTGTAGCGGGCCTTGCCTACTACATCGCGGCCAAGAAGCCCGCGTCTCAGGGCATGATGCCTGCGCTGAAGCAGGAGTACGAGGAGCAGTTCGCCCTTGCGGCTGATGAAGACCGTGACCGCGGCTCTGTGTCGTTCGTGCCAATGAGCCCGTGGAGCTACTGATGGCTTATGCGAAGGGCAGCAAGGCGTTTGGGTTTTGTGACAGGACTGGTCGCAGGTATCCCCTGAGCGACCTCGTCTATGAGTACCAGAACGGCCAGCGCACGGGCTTCCGTGTGGGTCGTGACGTGCGTGACCCCGACCAGCCACAGAACTTCTTGGGCAAGGTTAAGGTGAATGACCCTCAGTCGCTGTACGATCCACGCCCTGACACCGCCATTCTGGAGTCGAATGCGCTGTGGGGGTGGAACCCCATTTGGAATCCCGCGCAGTACATGATAACGTCTATAGGAACCGTGACCGTGGTCACAACTGATGGAGAATGAGATGAAGGGCAAGGTCAAGAAGATGGCCATGGGTGGTAAGCTCAAGATGGTCGAAAAGGACGGGAAGAAAGTCCCCGCGTTCGCCGCTGATGGCGTTGGCAAGATGGCTATGGGCGGTAAATGCCGCGGCATGGGCGCTGCCAAAACTGGCGGTAAGTACAGCAAGGCTGGCTAACAAATGAACTACACCGAGCTCACTCAGGCGCTGCAGGATTACTTGGAGACCTCGGAAACGAGCTTCGTCTCCAATATCCCTAACTTTGTCCGGCAGGCAGAGGAGCGCATCTATCGCTCGGTCCAGATTCCTGAGCTCCGCAAGAACGCCACCGCATCCACGACGTCGGGCAACCAGTACCTTGCCCGACCATCGGACTTCCTGTCGGTGTTCTCCTTGGCTGTCGTCGATGGCTCTGGGAACTACAGCTACCTCTACGACAAGGATGTCAACTTCATCCGAGAGGCATACCCGTCCTCCTCTACCTCGGGCCTGCCAAAGTACTACGCGCAGTTCGACGGTGATCAGGTTGGGACTGAGGGCAACTTCATCCTCGGTCCCACGCCGAATGGAACGTACACCGTTGAGCTTCACTATTACTACGACCCGCCATCCATCGTGGCGACCGGGACGTCGTGGCTTGGAACCAACGCGGAGGCAGCCCTTCTCTACGGCGCTCTTATTGAGGGCTACACGTACCTCAAGGGCGACGCGGACATGCTGAAGCTCTACATGGACCGCTATGCCGAGGCCATGAGTCAGCTGTTTGGCATTGACGTTCGGTCGAAGCGCGATGACTACCGAGATGGCACTATGTCCGGGGTTGGCTGATGTTTGTTGGTATGGGCACCCCCGGCGCTGTTAGCGTCATGACATCCACCAACGGCGGGCACAGTCCTGAGCAGGTGGCCGAACTTTGCGTTGATCGCCTGATCCGCGTTGCGGACACGGCCCCGCCGGAACTTGCAATGCAGGCCCGCGCGTTTAGAGAGCAGATGTTGGCGGTTGTCTTACACTATGTTAAGATGGCTGCAGCAGAGGACCGGGCGACGGTCGTGGCGAAACTCGAGCAGGCCGGTGCGGCTGACGTGGCTCAACAGATCAGGAGACTTTGACATGGCCTTTACCGGCAACTTCATGTGCACCAGCTTTAAAAAAGAGCTGATGCAAGCTGTTCACAACTTCACAGCGTCCACCGGCAACACGTTCAAGCTGGCGCTGTACACGAACAGCGCCTCCTTCACGGCGGCGACGACCGCCTACACCGTGACCAACGAGGTCGGCAACTCTGGCACCTACTCGGCTGGCGGCGGCACGTTGACCAACGTGACCCCGACCACGAGCGGTACGACGGCCCTGACCGACTTCGACGACCTGTCGTTCACCTCCGCGACCATCACGGCCCGTGGTGCGCTGATCTACAACGACACGGCTGCTGGCGATCCTGCGGTTGTGGTGCTGGACTTTGGCTCGGACAAGACCTCGACGGCTGGTACGTTCACCATCCAGTTCCCGACAGCGGATGCTTCGAACGCGATCATCCGTATCGCATAAGAGGCCACCATGAAGATCGACTTCGAGTTCGACACCGCCCACGGCAAGTTCCGTGATGCGCTGCACCTGCCCGACAACCACGGTCTCAGTGACGCTGAGATCGAGGCCATGAAGGAGCAGCGCCGGGACAACTGGATTGCCGTGGTGGAGGCCCCGCCTGTTGAGCCGGACACCGTGGAGATCGACGGCGTAACCTATGAGAAGGTCGAGATCGACGGCCAGACGGTCCTCAAGCCTGTAGAGGTCTGACATGGCTG